TGAATAGATTTTATTAAAGTTCTAGTATTACTAGGTACTGTATAAACATCTTTTTGAGTACCAGATATTAAATCGTCATTTACTTTTTTATATATATTAGCCATTAAACCAAGTAAACCTTTCTGAATCTTCTTTTAATTGTGTTAAGTATGTAGAGTTTAACTGTTCAATAATATTAGTTAGAGCTCTGTTAATTTGTCTTTGGTTATCTTCTGTATATATTTTTTTAGGCTCTGGTAATCTTACTGCTATTTTAGTCATTATCCTCTCCTTCCATCTGGTTGTATATCTACTTGGAATGTACCAAATCTCCAAGATTCACCTACACCAGTATTTTCTATCTTTATATTTGCATAACGTCCTCTTGCTCTTGTGTCAACTTTTAATGTAGAAGAGTCAATAATAAAAGGACTTAAAGCTGTTTCTATATCATCTTGTGCTGGAAAATCTTTTATAGATAAAGTTACTTGGTTGTTTCCTGTTAATACTTTAAAGTTCGGTAAGAATCTTCTAAGGGCTAAAAATACTTCTGCCTGATCTTTTTGTAATGAGAAACTAAATGATTGTATAAAAGATGTTAATGTAGTTACACTACCATCTGGATTAACTTGATCAGTTCCCGATTCGTGTTCAAATAATATACTTTGACCTAGTCCTGTTTCACCACTTATTACAGGAAAAGTTCCTGTGTTAGAATCTTTAAATGCTGTTGCATAAGGTTTAGGATATACTAACGAATCAATCCAAGTTGTTCTTATAGAATTTGTATTTGTACCTGTGTACCAGTTACCCATTGGAGTAGCTTGTCCTGTCTCTCCATAATTATAAACTACATATCTATTATTAAAGTCTGAACCTGCAGATGGGTACCACCAAACAACTTCTGTAAATAGATTATTAATACCAGCGTTTACTTGTTGTCCTTTAGTTGTATCTACATCATCGTAAACATAATCTTCTACACTACAAGGTAAAGTATTAACTGTACCATCAAACGAGAAGAAACCATTATTACCCATCCAGTAAGCTACACCATCAATCTCAATAGGTGCATTCTTACCAATTAATCCACAGTTAGTTCCCACTTGTTCAAAACCAAATGTAAATGGTGCACCTACAAATTTCATTGTGTATAGTGCATTGTCAGTCCACACTAAAATGTTTTCTTTTGCAACCAAAGATCCCATAATTTTTGTACCATCTTGAAGTCTTTGTGTACCTGCTGTGTTAGTTGCTTCTGGAGTATATGCATTTATATCTTCGTCTTCAGAAAATCTTACAAACATATCGTCTTGTGTAGATGGTGTGCCTATTGTTGTTTCTGTTCCAAAATGAATTAAGTGTCTTGTTGTTGGTGAAATTAAAGTTGTTCTTGTAGCTGTAGGATTATTTGTTGTTAAAAATCCTGATGTGCTTGTAGAAGCTCTTGTCGATAATCTTGCTGCAATAGAAGAGTCCCAAGTAAATGTTTTACCATTTGCAATCGTTGCAACTAATACATCACCAAAATTACTTAATGACCAAAGTCCTGGTTCAAGCGTAATAGTTCCTGCATCAACTGCATCACCCCATCCACTAAACTCTGATGCGTTGGTAACTGTGTCACTTGATGAATGTGCTTGACCATTAGATGTACCAGTAGTTGCTGTACCTTTTGCACCTCTAGTAATACCTAAAAACTGTGTTGAACTTTTTGATGTGTATGTAATTAATTCATTAGCTATTGCAATAGTTCCTGCAGAAGGAAATCCTGTTGTGCTCACAACTGTAACCGCGGTCCCCGTTCCACCAGTACCGGCTGTATCAGCATTTAAACTACCATTTAAAGTTGTTGTCTGTGCTCCTTGTACAGTTCCACCATATTGACTAATACCATAACCATAACCATAAGTTTGAGCAGCAGGACCTACTACTTCAAAAGGGTTAATGGTAACTGATCCGCCTGAAGAAGATGAGCCAGCTGTTGCTGCTTGAATGGTTAAAGTTGTAGAAGTAGGTACAGATAAAACTTGAAAGTTAATATCATTAAAAGTAGCTGTAGTAACTCCTGTTGTACCACCTGGTAAACTTGTTGCTGATAAACGAATAATATCTCCCACACTTATATTGTGTGTTGCTGATGTAGTTAACGTTACTGTTGTTGTAGCATTAAAAGTAAAAGTTGCGCTAGTAATTGCTGTTGCAAGTGGACTAACGTCAAAAAATTGTCCTTCAAAATATATAATTAAAAATTTGTCTGTGCCAATGGCTACATATCTATTGCCATCTTTATCAACAAATGCGTGTTGTTTTCTAGCTACACCTACTAAAGTGTCTGTAAGTAATGATTGCCAACCACCAACTTTTTCTGGTAGTCCATATCTAAATCTAACATTGTCTGAATCAACCCAACGACCCTCTGCTCCTACAGCAGTGTCTTGTTTGTCTATTCCTGGAGCAAACTTAATTTTAGTAAGCATTATTTACTCCTATTGATTTGTTGATTTATATAGCCAACCTTTTGCGGCGTTAGCAAAAACTAAAGTTACACATTGATTATTAGTAGCAAGAGTATCATCAGAAGTAGCACCTTCTATTTTAGAACCACCTCTACCTACTGTAACATTGTTTGTTGCAAAACCATTTGATGCTGAACCATCCATAATTGTTACTTCATCGCCAACAGCGGGTGAACTTGGTAATGTAATTGTAACTGGATTAGCAACTGTGTCTACTACAATTTGATCACCGGCAACTGCCGTATAAGTAGTTTTACTTGCTGCAGTTACAGAAGTCATTCCTTTTTGTAACATACCTAATGTTGTTGCGGGTACACTGCCTCTAGAATAAACTAAAGCTGTTGCACCTTCTGGAAGAGGAACTTGAGTTCCTGCGCTTTGACCTGTTGTTAATAAAGTTACTGTGTAACTGTCTCCAGCTCCACCTCTAGTAGTTCCATCTTCTACAAAAAATACTCTATTAGAATTACCACCTGTTGTTGAAGCGGGCATTGCTAAACTAACATTAGCGGATAAAGTACCTATAACTTTTATGTAAAGATTTTTACCGTTTGCGCTTGATGATCCATCAGCTAAACTTAATGTAGTTGTACCAGAATTTAAAGTTACTTCTATATAACCTGATGTTGCTGTTTGTAATAATTGTAAATTAGTATTTGTAATTGCACCCCATAGACCAGCTTTTTCTCCTGTTGCTACGAGTTCTAATGATAAATCTGTTGAATAAGTTGATGCCATATTAGTACGGTTTTATTGGTGTCCAAACCATTGTTGCTCCTGGTATTATATCGTTCCACGTAATAACTCCTGGTTCTACTGTATCTAATGATAAACCAGAACCTGTAGGTAATACATTTGCTGCTCCTGATACTGTAACACTTCCAGTAGCCAAGGTCAACGAGTTTCCAGAAGGCGTAACATTAGTGTCAATATTAATAGTAAATGCACCTAATCCTAAAGATACTGCATTCCCTGAAACTGTATGATTAGCATCAGCGGTAATAGTTAAAGTACCAAGACCTAATGTAAGTCTATTTGGATCAGTATCTTCTGTAACAGCGTCTGCAATAATACCTACACTACCAATTGTAATAGTTAATGCATTTTTAGATACTTGTACCTCTACACTATTATCAGGTCCTGATGTAGCGAATGGTAATGCTGATATTGCGTCAAATCCTAAACTCATAAATAATCCTTAAAAGGAGGCTGTAGGTATGGTGGAGTACAGCCTCCATTTAAAGATTATATTACTTTTTAAACCAACTTGGAAGTCCTAAATGAGGTCGCTTGTCAAACATATTATCTTTTGATCCTGGTGTTTTACGGTTATTATAATGAAGAAATACTTGTACGCATTCCTTACCTCTAAATTTATTTCGCCAATGTTCTAGCTCACAGCCAGAATAGACTAACATATCTCCTTGTTTAAGATCTACTTTGATTCCTTTTTTACCTACTTCTCCAGATGGTTCTAAATAAATTGGCCAATCATCACCAGCAAGATTCATAGTTGTAGATATTTCACAACTAA